TATATCATTATTAAAGGGGGGCTTCTTCTTAAACGTCAGGTATCAAGTGAGGGGGCATTACACCCCCTCTGTGATAAGAGACTGTCAGATAACTTGAGAGTTTTCTGTCTCTTTATTCTTAAACGTCAGGTATCAAATTTTCTTAAAAAGTGAAACAAATCCTGCCTTAAGTTGGTTAGGGGAAGGTAGTTGCCACAAGAAAATTGACCAAAGTACAAGAGCAATTATTAGCCACGGTGGAGTTTCATTGAAAGTGATTTTTTCTGTATTTTCAGAAGATAACTTTGTTTCAGTTAAACTTTGATCAATGGTTTGTACTCTTGCTTTAGGACGCACTGTTACTGTAGGGCTTACGTTAGTGGTTGTCCCGATCGTTTGTGTATTCGTCTGCCCTGCTTGGGTGTTGGCTGCGATATTAGGGCCTGCTCCTGTTAGGAGGCTGAGAGCCCCGCTGCTGCAGCTTGCCGTAAGCATCAAACCCAAAAGAAGCAGCAGCAAACGAAAATACTGGCCAAACAAGAACGTTAATGACTTCAACATCTTTTGTCTCCACTAAGTAAACTAGCCAGCATAAAAGCGCCACTGCTACTTCTCTTTTAAATGTTTTTTGTTTCACCGATAAGTACTCCAAGATAACTCATGGTGAGGAGCATCCCACCCCCAATCCCAACCTTGCACAAGATCTACCCTCAGTTCTTCCGCAGCTTGAGCCATTGCTTTAACAATTGGTTCATAAGCATCCCAGTCGTCTGAGTTAGGTACTCCGTCAAAGTCATGGTCTCCCTTATAAGGGTGGGGGTGAAGGTCTACAGCGTGGCCTGTAAGGTGTCTAGAGTTCATAGTCTTAGAAAGACCTTGACTTACAAGTTTCTCTTGGCGTTGAACAGATCGAAGACCTTCTCCAACAAAGAAATCTTGATCGGTAATTTCAATAGCACGTTTTACTACCTTTACCAAGTTTGGGCTTAGACCTTGCAGTCTACTTAAAGATCTTTTTCCGAGAGTAAACATTTTACTTTCTCCTCTAAGCTTTCTATTTGGGCTTGCTGTTCTTTAAACGCTTCAATCAACATCCCTACCATGTTAGCATAAGCTACGGATTTAAACCCAAGCTCATCTGTGCTTACAAGTTGCGGAATTACTGCCTCTACCTCTTGAGCGATAAGACCAATCTGGTCTTTTTCATTCATTGTAAAGGTTACACCTCTAAGACTATTCACTTTTTCTGAAGCATTTTCAATAGTAGAGATATTTGATTTAAGGCGAGCATCCGAGGTAGTATTAAAGTTAACCGCAGTTATAGTATCTGCGGAAATATCTACACTAGAAGTTTTAAGCGTAAAAAGTGTACGCCAGCCATTGCGGTAGATTTTTAAAACGGGGTTAGCCCCGCTAGTATCTACCCAGAATTTACCAGTTGCAATATCTTCTGTTGGAGCAGTAATACCTGAATGGCAGGTATTGATAGCAGATAGCGCAGTATTTAAGTCGCCAGTATAAGCGTTACCCGTTTGGTTTGCGTCAATTACTAATGAGCCAGTTGACATTATTTTCTCCTTATTGACCTATTGCCTGATAGTCAAGGTCTCTTACGACCCTACTACCGCTATTATAAACAGAGTAAGAAAATTCAGACTTACTCTTTGATGTAATTACTACGTCGTCTCCCGTAACCCCATTTATAACAGCCACGCCAATAAAGGGAACTTTAACTCCACTAGGACCACCATAAAATTCTGAGGTAAAGGTTACAGTAGTATCTCCTGTAGCACTGCTTGTAGAAGAGCCCACCTCAATAATATCTTTTTTATCTACTGTTATTTTAGCAGAAGTAAGAATAAATGCGGTATTCGTATCTGGGACTTCAACCTCTAGCTTAAATTTTAAAGCACGAGCAGTAAAACTACTAATAGTTAACAACTTCCAGTCAGACCAAGTGGGGGTTGCCGCCGGGTCATCATCTGTTGTAGCAACGTAAACACCAGCTGTGGCGTCTACAAAGGGACCAATAAAGCGTTCTAAGGTAGAAATATTTAAATAACTTGCGACTGTTACATTAGTAAAAAATACTTGAGCAGTAAACTCAGGTACTAGCCGAGTAGTTGCAATTTCTCCGAGATCAATATAGCTAGAGAACTCGTAAGTCATAGAAGTTTGTCCAGCATCTAATTCCAAGTTACCAGTACTAATATTTACTGTACAGTTGGTTTTAACTCCGGGGTATTCAAGTGCTGCTTCGTCCAAAACATCTACTACATTAAAAGTTTTGTCTACAAATAAACTTACAAAGGACGCCGCATTTAAAGATTCATTACCAAAGGCATCAAAGAATTTAATAAAGAATGTGCCTCTTAATGTAGGTACTGTTTTATTATTGGTATTCCCTGCAAGAGATTCAACAATGATAGATGAAGTTTCCCAAGAAGCACTTCCATCAACAAGCGGATGTAATCTAATCTGTGAATACCCCCCGTACAAAACATCTAGGTCTGTTGACAAATCAAATCTTAAGTTAATTTGACCTTCGTTAATATTTCCTGAAAAGTTTGCAGGGTCTGCGGGTGGTTGAGAATAGCCTACAATAGTTTTATTAACATTAAAAGTATCACCAGAATAATTTAAGAAACTAAAAGGTGTAATTCTAAAAGAGTATATGCCTTCTTTAATATCGTTAATAGTAATTTCAGTAGAGCTTGTTGTCCCTACTGTCTCGTATTGAGGGTCAGCATCTGATTTGTATTCTATTAAAAAATAACTTGAAGTTACACCTGTATGATCAGGTTCCCAACTTAACACTGCTCGAGTTTTAAGGCCGGACGCGTTATTTGTTAAATATTGTTCTTCAGTAATATCTAAACTAATAATAGGGTTGGGTGACATTAAAATAGCAACGTCTTTCAACTCTACTGCTTCACTCCGAGTACCTAGTGGGGTTTTTGTATAAATTGCAAAGTCTACTAAAGATCTATCTGGTACAGTTAAATCTTCAAACTCAAAATATTTATTTCTAGTATTGGCTAAGAAAATATAATTAGAGCTATTATATGGCTTGTAAAATATATCAAAGGTTACGGTAGTGTCTTCCGGGTTATACTCCCAAGCTATGGTTCCGATAGAGTAGCGATTTGCACTAGAAGATCCTAAAGTAAAGGTAGGGGTTGTAGGAGCCTCAACTTCAAACTCCTCAGTAGCTTTTTCAAGGTAAGCAATATCATCGTCTACTGTCCAAGCTAGCATCCCCTTATCAAACTTATAAGCCTTGATAAGAACCGAAAAGTCTGCACGGATCTTAGCAGATTCAACTCTAAAAATTTCGTTAGTTATCCCCATGTTTGGAATACTAACTTTAATAAAGTCAGAAGGCTCAACAACAAGTCCACTCCTATCTACAGAAAATGATATTGTATACATTTCACGAGATTGTCTAACTGCAGATTCTGCAAACGCCAAAGCGTGATATGGGTCAGTAATTCCAACGCCCTCTAAGGAAGCGCGATAGTGCCTGTTATTATCTTCGGTTAAGTAAACTTGATAAGGACTAGAAGGGGTAGCACTAGCGGGGGGCCAGACTACAGAGTCTTCTTTAAAATCTTCATGCTCGTTTATAAACCTTACAGTAGCTTGATTTAGTCGAGAGTCTGCATCTCCCCAGTTGACATCAATTGGCTCAGGAAGTATGTTGTTTTCATCAAATACGGAGGTAACAAGAGCTTCTTGTGTTTCTTCATCTTGTGGGTATTCTACGGAAAGTTTATACTGCCCTTTAGTGTTCCAAGATAGTTCAGCAAGTCCCATTGTATTCATAAAAGCTTCAATGTTATCTCGGATAGGGTTTTCTGTATCTAAAGTAAGGTTACATTCATATAACCGTAAAATTCGAGTATTTGCGCCATACTCCGTTGTTTGCCAAACAGGGGCAAGGTCCCAAGCATAATACCTGTTTTCGTCAAGAGTTTTCCATAACTGATTTGGGTAGTTTACTTGTGATAACGTTGGTAAGCTTGCATAGTCCGAAACTTCAGTAACAGTATAATAGTCTCCTGCATCCGAAAAGGCAGTATTCATATTAGAAACGTCTTTTTCGATCCATTGATACTCTTGCTCATATCGGTGATATACTCCATCAACCTTATAAATAGAACCGAGATAATTAAAAGATGGAAAACCAGGAAGAGAATTACTTACAACAACTCTTTCAGGGGCTCTAAAGTTACTTTCGATCCATTCTGTTTTATTCCAAATGTAATACTTACCAGTATCTTCTGTAAACCAAACATCGTTATCGTAAGTACGTTCCTCTAAATCACCGGGAAGTGTTATAAAAGTTGATACAGAGTTTACACGTTTTTGATCATTGACTTTGCCGCCAAATGTCCGATCAATTCCTACGATCGTATCACAAACGTTTGTTGCACGATAAAAAGACTCAAGGTCAATTTCGCTTTCATCTAAACTTGCGCCAAACTTTTCGTTTAAAAGATAATCTAAAAGGCAAAGCGCAGGGTTATTAGAAAAGAAATAAGTAGTAGAAAGCGAAAAAACTCCGTTATTGTTAATTACGTGCCGAACTTTGCGACCTTTAATTAAAAACTCTACAGTTGGAAAACCATTGTACTGGGGTTCTTCGCGATTTAATACAAAGGTGGCTGAAGCGTGAGCCAACCCTGTAAAGGCGTCTCTAGAGGAATCCTGTTTAGGTGATGCAACTTGAGCAGTAGCAGCGTTTGCTTGGTCTACTATACCACCGGTATTATAAGTACGAATTCTATGTTTAAACTTAGCCTTACCATCGTTATAGTCAAGGCCATCTACTTTAGCCCACTGTACTCCTTCAATACCATCTAAACAAAGTGCGTAGTTAATATTTAGAATATTATTTTTAGTACCAGTGTAATTGCCGGATCCTAAATTTGATGAAAAGATTTTATCAACAACGGTTTCTTCACTACCTACATATCTAGAACTTGTAAATTTTCTAGACTCTACTCCTCCGAGGATCGCATTACCATAGCATATAGGCAAAGATGAGACTTCTCCCCGCTTGGTAAGCCGCATCCCCCGAGCAGCATCCTGAGCTTCTGCGGCCTTTTTTGCAGAAGCTTCTTGTTGACGTTTAAGCTTTTTTTGTTTTGAAATTTGGCTAGCGACTGAAGCAACAGTAATAACTGCTTGAATTATGAATCCAATACCCATTATGCTTTACCCCACTTTAATGTAATTTCTTCTCCATCGAAAATAGTGTCGAAAGAAGTATCTTCTAAGCTATATTGATCCATGTCATCTTTAGAGGTATATCGAACGTTTACTGAATCAAGGTCAGCCATAGGTGATGTCCCTTCAATAATCGCGACCTTTGTATCCCAATCATTACTGCTAAAGGGCTTATCTACATAGCCTCTATAAATAAATACAACGTCATCTTCATTAAGCAAAGGCTCATTGTTTTCATCAAGAAACCCTACTTGTACAGTAATATCTTTACCGATAACCCCTGCACGAAACTCATTAAGCATTTCATCATTAATATCTGCGATAACAACTTTATAAGCTTCGCGATCTAATACTGTAGAGAACTGTGGTGAGTCAACTTCAAACAAACCCCCGTCTGCTAAGAAAATATTACCGCTACCTATTGGAAATTCAACATCATAGGGGAGGCTTGTAAGATAGTAAGTTTTAAAGTTAAATTTTAGAGTAATCAGAAAAAAGTAACTAAGATTTCCTGCGTCGATTAAAGAAGCTACGCTAGATGAAAAACTACGCATTATATAGCCTCCACTAGAGTTATTGTGCCGGGATCAGAGAGTACACCATCTGTAAAAGTAATGTTAGTTGCTTGATCAATTACACGGTAGTGTGTAAAAATAACACCATCACCATGAACGACTGTTTCCGAAAGTGTTACAGCCTTTCTTAAAGATGGGTAAATTGAAATTAAAACAGGGAGTGTTCCAGTCAAATCAACATCTTCTTGAACCATATAAAGCTTATCAAGATTTGAAAGTTTTATAAAAGATCCTTTTGGTAGAATTCCTGTAGCTAAGCTTGGGTCTACTGTTACTGAAGTAACGTTAGCTAAGTCCGCACTAGAAATTGTTAATGGCCCCGAAACAGTGTAGCGATTTGCTACGTCTGGTAACTGAGGCATAATCATGGTATCAGCGTTACTATTGCTATTAATTAAGTTAAGTAGCATTGAAGGCGCATCAGAAGTTTCTAGAACAACGTTAAAAGTTAATTCCCAGCGCTGATGTCCTTGAGAAGCACGTTGTGTTTTCAAAGAAATCGTTGTCATATCAAATACAGGCTCGTTAGAAGCAACTGTAAAAGGTGTAATAATTTTGTTATTTTTATAGTAGTAAGCAGCCATGATTAACTCCTGATCGGTCTTGCTAAAAGTAGTAGGTTTCTCTCTAAGAATATTGCTTGGCGGTAACTATACACACCACTGTTATCTTCTCTAGTCGAGACCCAGGATTTTCCATTATGTATCATAGCGCCTGTTTCAAAAGCAATATCACCTAGTAAAGGTTTTTTATTAAGAATAACTTCATAGTTACATAGCTTAGCAAATTCTTCTAGGCTTTTATTAGAGCGTTTTAACTTAACAACAAACTCTTTAGACGAGTTCCATGAAAAATCAATATAGCTTTTTGCTTTGTTTTCATTACCTCTTAGAGCAAGGTCATACTCAATGAAGAGGGCAAAACAATCGTTATAGCCTCTTTTATAATTCTCTACCAGAGTAGTTCTTTTGTTAATCTCTAAGGTTGCTTTTTCAAGCGCCTCTTTGATTTCCTCCGGTAAGTAGTAACGGTTATTTAGCCGCATAGTTCACTCCTCTCAGAGTGAAGCCAGAGAACACCCGCTAAGCTTTTTCTATAGTCAGCCCATAGGTTAGCTTAGCTGGCACTCTCTGTGTCACTCTGTTATAACTTTTCTTTGATAAACATCTTTACTAAGTCCGCTACAATATCCGAGCGCACAATATCATTTACTTTAAACTCAATAACAGGAACATTTAAGTCATGCTTCTGACAAAGACTTGAAAATTGCATAAGATCTCGTCCGTCACGGACGTCAGACTGAGCAGGGTCCCCCATAAGAATGAGTTTAGTATTTTCACCAATACGCGTGGTAATAGCTTTAAGTTCATCCATACAAAGGTTTTGAGCTTCATCAACTAATACTAAGGCGTTTTCATAAGAACGACCCCTAATTGTTTCAATTGGTTGAATCTCAATTTGACCTTTGCTTAACATGTACTCGTACTTACCTGCACCAAAGGCTTTCTTTAAAACTTCTAGCATAGGCATTAGCCAAGGCGTCATCTTTTCTTGAACACTTCCGGGGAAGTGACCTAGAGATTTACCTGTTGGAACGTTAGCGCGAGTTAAAACAATTTTCTCGTAGCCATTTTTTCTATTGGAGAAAAGCTTTGCTACAGTGCCAGCACTACAGTAAGTTTTCCCCGTACCAGCACAACCAATTGTAATTGTAACTGGGCAAGAGTTAATTGAATAAATTAAAAGCTTTTGCTTCTCGTTTTTAGGGAGAACATGAAATCTATATAGACTAACAATTTCTGCATCACGTTCTTTATTCTTTTTTTCATATCGAGATTTGCGTTTTGACATAAATAACTCTTTGTTTTATTGATGTTTTTTTTTTAGTTAGTTGTTATGAGAAGTCTACGTTGGTTTACTAGGCCAAACGATGTGCTTATCAACATAAGCCAAAAGAGCGGCGACGCCTTCTTCGGTATCGCGAAGATGCGCTAGGGTCTCGTAGTCTACGCCAGAGGCTACGAACTCACGCAGGTCCACGCCTGCCAGCTTTAAGCATCGACGGACGCAATTAACGTCGTACTGTGCGATGCCATGCTGTCTCAAAGTTGCTGGTGTGATCTTCAAAAGAAAGCCCTCACTGCATTACGGGCGTCAACCCAATCTTGTTGTGTCTTCTCGCCTGCCTGCCACTCGAAGAACACGCCGTCAGAGTTATTCTGGTAAGCACGGCGCTTTGCGGTTTCAAGAGCGTCGGTCTCGTCCACGGCTCGTGCTGTGAGTTCGGCTTCGGTCAAAGGGCGGACCCCGCGACGATGCACCCACTGCCCGCCAGGAAGCTGGACCAGTTCGCGTTCGGTCAAAGCCTGCGTCGCTTGGTCTACTGTCGGTGATGGCTCGACCTCTACGTCGAACATTTCATAGTCGGCCAGCATTTCTGCTGGTGGCTTTTCGGGGAACGACACGGACGGGTTGTCTGACCGTAGCTTGGCTAGGGTGTACGGCTCTGTCGAGCCATTGGTGACTTTGATGTGTTTCATTGGTGGTTCTCCTTATGGGGCTTCTACTACTTGGAATTGGGTTAGGTATCTTCTCCCCGTCGCGATCAAAAGCGTAAACCCATCATCGGACCAAATCAGACTGCTCGACTGTGAGATCGATGAGCCGCCGCCTGCCGTAACTAAGGCCCCAATATTGACGCTGATCCCATCATAGGTTTTTGTGCTTATGTCGAAAGGCGTTGACAGGGTGTAAGATTGCACCCGAAAGCTGTCCTTCTCCAGCAAAAATAGCGTTTCTCCGTCTGGTGTTAGGGCTATGCCCGACAAGTTCCCGTCTATGGGGAAAGACCCACGCGCAAAGGTGCGGTAATATTGGACCGTAGCCCCAGTAAGGGACCAGTCGGTAGACAAGAGTATCTGTGCCACGTTCCAATCGTTCGCCTGCCCGTCAAAGACAAACACCTTTTTTGCCGCAACATCGTAATGCAGACCGGCTAGTGACTTGATATAACCAGTACCGCCAAAAAGCGTGCGGACTGTAGCGATACTCTCGGTCGTGATGTCAAAAGCGGACGACAGATCGTATTGGTTCACGCGGTTGTCATCTATGGTGTTCTCGTTAATCCCGCCCATTATCTTGAGGCCATCACTTCTAATCAAACCACCCTCGATGTTTTCCGACGTAGGGAATACTTGGGGGCCGCTCTCGATAGTCATACTTGACGCGTCCCAAGGCCCAGCAAGTGCGTACACACGCACGTCCTGCGAGCCGCCTTTGTTGTTAGTCGTCCCGAAGACGTAGTTTCCATCCTCTGACGCGCCAAGGTCAACTAGACCATTAGTAACACCAGTTATTGTTTCCGTGTCAAACTCTCTGACCCACTCTAGGTTCTCAATGTCGTAGGGAACGCGGTTATCACCCCCAGACGCTGCCCCTAACCCCTTTTGTCTAGTTGCCATATTAACCACCATCCCCTGTGCGCCGACCGTATAGTGTCGAACCGACTTTCTGGACAAGCACAGGCGTCACAGTCGTAGCCCCTAGCGTTGGCGCTGTCGCGCCGTCTGTTAGCCATGTGATCGTTGGCCATGTGATTGTGTACGCAGTCCCGTCTTGAATAAGCAACTCGACAAACTCACCATCAGTAAGGCTATCTGTGGGGCTAGAGTTTCCTGTTAGCGTCCACTCTTGAACTGTACCGTTTGCAGGATCAATCGCAGGCGTTGTACCTGCGGGCATCGTACCTGTTTGCTCCTCAATAGAGCCAGTAAAGACTGGGTTGGCAGCTGTGACGATACCACTCGGTGTTACTTTAGAAGATAAAACTGCCATGTTAAGTTGCCTCCGGCTCAGCTGGCCAAGTTATAGTTTCAGGGAAGCCTACTTGATCTGTGATGTCACGTAGAGCTTGACGGTAGGTAGCCCAAGCAGTTTGGTCAACGGGTGCATCTGCTACTTGTGTCCAGTCGGACGCTGTTAGCAAAGTGTTGCGCTTGTCACGGGCTTGGGTTGCAAGTTCTATGGCAACCTGTGCCGCAGTTGACAGGGCGTCAATTTCTGGCTGTGTTAGGGCCAACCTAACGCCGTCTTTTAGTTTTGTGTAAGTCATACCTTGCTGATCCCATACATTGTTATGGTGCCCACTTCCATAGTTCCAGTTAAACAATCGAACTGGACCTCGATTGTTGCGTTTAGGTTTGTCCGATTACCTGCTACGGTAAACGAGCTGGCGTTTCCGGTGTTGTTTTCATATTGGGTTAGGCCAACGAATCCGGTAGGAACGTCGGTTCTGTGGGGGCTAGTCATAACAGTAAACCCGCTCACCCCATACTCCCCAGTCGCGGACCCTATCGCGGCCCCCAAGCGCACTTCACTAGTAGTCCCCGTAGTTAAATATTCCGTTGTGGCAAAACTGCCCGCGCCGTCCTCTTTTATTCGCATGCGTAAAACCCCGCCGTCTGAGGTTGGAATTACACCACTGTAAATAAACAAGTAGTGGTCATAAAGACTGCTATCCAAAGCTGTGAACTCAATAGTGGTGTCTCCCGCAGCTACGGCCTGTGTGATGGGAACTAAACCGCCACCAGCCAAAGCCGCGATAGACTGCCCCAACCGCTGCCCAGACACCTGCCCGAATACCGTTGAAGTGTCGTCTTCGACTTGGGCTTGGGTTAGTTCTACTTGCGGAACTCCAGCTCCCAGCTGAGTATAAATCTGCCAAGTCAAACCATCATAGGTAAACTGAACAGCAACACCGCCGATGTCCATTGTTAAGTTTTCAGCATCACCCTCAATAGTAGAACCATTCCGAGCAACTGTAAGGTTATTCGTAGACCAGTCAGCACCATCAGTAATAACAACAGTGTCTCCTGTTGCTGGAAGCGCAGGTAGAGTTACTGTAAAAGTACCACCAGAAGTATCCGCAATAATACCTTGGTTAGCAGCTGCAGTTACGTTAGCAGTATGCCGTGTGTAAGCGATACCACTACTAATGTTGTCTTCAATAGTAGAAATAGTTGTAGCATCAAGTGCTGTAATGTTATTTAACCCACGGGTGTTATCAACCACCGTGATGTTACTTACTTTAATCGCCATTATCGTCTCCTTTATAGACTAAGCTTTTATTCTTAACTACGATTATGTAATTGTAGCATTAGTTTCGACATTTCCTACAACTTGTAAGTTGCCAGAAGCATCTAGTTTCATTTTGTTTACACCACCCTGTTTAAAGTACAAGTCACCATTTGTTTCAATAATATCCCAGTTATCAAATTTAACTGAAATACCAAGCTCAACAATAGCATCGTTATTATCTTTAGTGTAAATTTTTTTATCTGTTAAATTTATAGCAATTTCACCTTGAACAAGATCTGTTGACAAGGGTACTTTAGAAGCCACCGAAGACTTCTTTGGAATAATTCTAGTTGCCATTGGGCTTATTTTCCTATGTGTGAGGAGGGAGTGACTATAGAGCCACCCCCTTGTTCTTTAACGTCAGGTATCAAAAAGTACCACCGTCAATAACAACGTCAGCCAAGGTTTCATTACCTAAAGACCAAACATCGCTAGTTTCGTCCCAAACAAAAGAAACGTTAGCAGAGGTACCGCGTTCAATCTCGATACCGCCATTTTGAGTTGGTGCTGCTGTTTCATCAGAATTAAGAAGAATAATTGCATCACCAATGTTAACTTCATTTGAGTTAACCGAAGTAGTAGTACCTTTAACGGTTAGGTTGCCATCAATTACAGCATTACCACCTACGCTAAGGTTTTCTTGAATACCAACACCACCAGTAACTTTTAAAGCCCCTGTAGTGTCAGAGGTAGATGTAGTAGCATTAGTGATAGTAACTGCAGCACCTGTGCTTGCTCCACGAGAAGTAACTGTAGCAAGAGTGTCACTTTCAGTAGTTAGATAAGCGCCTGCTGGCTGAATACCTGCTTCTGCGAGAGTATTGTTAATCCACGCGCTACCGTTCCATTTAAGAATTTCACCTGAAGTATTGCTCGTTACAGTCACGTTAGAAAGAGTTTCTAAATTGTCACCAGAAACATCTGTAATATAATTGCCAAGATCACTAATTTGTGATTCTGTAATACTTAGAGCAGCTTGATGCTGTGTAACGTTAGACTGAGCAATTCTAGCATCTGCAAAGGTACCACTTGTAATAGCACTAGCAGCATGAGTGTGAGATGCCGCTGCAACTCCTGCTTCGGCAAGTGTATTGTTTACCCAAGCGGTTCCGTTCCATTTCAGCAATTCGCCACTAGCGATTGTAGTAATAGTTACATCGGATATTGATGAAAGATTCTCTCCAGTAATATCTGTTAAATAAGACTGCAAATCACTAATTTGTGATTCTGTAATACTCAAGGCAGCTTGGTACTGCGTTACGTTTGTTTGAGCAATTCTAGCATCTGCAAAGGTGCCTGAAGTAATGTCGTTAGTAGAATGAATATGAGAGGCGGCTGCAATTCCTGCTTCTGCGAGAGTATTGTTAACCCACGTGGTGCCGCTCCACTTGAGAACTTCCCCAGCAGAGATATTTGTAATAATTACATCTGATAAATCACCAATCGGTTCTCCGGTGATATCTGTAAGGTATGTTTGAAGATCACTAATCTGAGACTCTGTAATGCTTAGAGCTGCCTGATGCTGCGTTACATTGCTTTGAGCAATACGTGCGTCGGCAAAAGTTCCAGAAGTAATATCTGATGCAGCATGAGTATGGCCAACTAGCGAATAACTGCCAGCTGGTTGGATCCCCGCTTCTGCAAGAGTATTGTTGATCCACTTAGAACCAT